TCCATTGCCATTAATAACAGCTTTCACGCGCAATTTGCCTCTCATCAACTTATAGTTGGAAAGCCTATTAGCAACGCGAGGGTTGTCCAAAAACAAAGACCATGGATTAAAAGTGGCAGCTAACGTTATACTAGGTGACCATGGGTATGTTGCAATTCTCACAGGACGCTTGAAAAAGTCGTCTAGATTCGCATCATTTTTGTCCCTTAAGTACCTCGTATTATCGTACTCAGAATCTACAATGTAATGATGACTCATTGATTCATCATCAAAATTCATTGTAGCATGCTTCGACAAAGGCATAGTTTTAGAAATAGTTGTTCCTTCAATACCACTTTGTGAATTCAATTCATTCACTGTTTCCAATTGTTGCCTAAGCTGCTTTCTTTGTTCTTCGTAAATCTTATATCTTTCGTACTCAGTCTTCCATAATCGAGTCTGAAATCTCCTTTTACCATTATTGGGCTCCATTATGCCCAAACCTGGTGAAACTTTTTCTCGACCACTCTGAGGTACTAAAGATCTACGAAGTTTTTCATCATCAATAATGAGTAACACTTCTTCATATGTCACTCTATCATATTCCTCATAACGTTTGTGAATGGAATCCAATTCCTCTCCACTTTGTGGTGGGAAATATGCAACATCTACTGGTGATGATGAACCAGCAATTAGTTCAAGCTCATTATTTCGCCGCTCTATATCTATTACTAATTGGCGCAATTCAGAAATCTCTCGAATATAATTTTCAAAAGACTTCCAATGTGGATCATCCTGAGTTTCCATTGAACTATTTTGATGTTGAAAATTCGAAGCATCCGCTTCTTCAGGAATTTCGGTCTCCCTGCTAACCTCAACAGATGAATTAAATGTACAGTGTTTTAAACATTGACCAGACGATTATTTACACCATAATGACTTACGTCTATTGCCATTTGGTTTGTTGCATTTTATAAATGTGTGACGCGTATGAGCATGTAGAACAACAAACTACAATAATACTCACCGTAACCTGTACACACAAATTAATTTTGCTTGGCTCAGATTTAAAACTGCCACTCGTTTACCGCCTGAGTTAGGCATATGCCAACTTCCAAT